ATGAACAAAAATAACAAAAAATCTATCTACAACACCTACAATCCTTCAATAATAAAAAAACTGAAAGAAAAGTATGGTTTGACCACTCAGTTTATTGGGCAATCACTTCGAGGGGATAGAGTAAGTGACACTTCTTTAAAAATATGCGAAGACTATAAAATTATGCAAACTGAAATTAACAAATCACTTAAAAATCTATGAAAACAACAAAAACTAACTACCACCTCAATAGAGATTGTACGCATGTAGTCATCGAAAAGCTAATTTATTTTTTTGGCTTTGTAATAGAAAGACGTTTAACCACTTTAATTTTTTAATCTATGATAAATCTTTCAAATGTTCCTGAACAAAACAATGCAGATCAAACAAAGCCATCGTTCCCTTTGCAGGCTTGTGCAAGTAGTCGGGCGAATTTAATAGCTGAGCGCTTTTCTCGTATAAGGTACCATAATAATGAGACTTCAAGTTGGATAATTCAACCTTACTCAAAGCATGATCTGCCAGCTCAAAATACCCCAAAGTTAAGGTTTGTAAATGTGCTGTGTTTAAAGCTGTTTCAATTAATAGTTGGTCTAAAGTATTCTTAATACTTTCTATTTCATTTTTCATATTACTACTATTTATAAGTGAGACGGTAAATATAGTAATTATCTCCGATACAGCGTTCGTCGCCTACAAGTGCAAGGTTCAAGTCCTTGGTCGGAACAAAAAAATAAGAACATGCCTTATATATTTTCAAAAAATAAAGTAGCCGTAGAACTAGAAGAATTAGTTCCAAGATTTTGGAATAAAACTGGTTCTCTTCAATTAGAACTACACCGCTACAAAGAAAAACCTTTTGGTGTCAAACGCTTACAACTCGGAGGCAACGGTCGCAAACTACTAATTGATTTCGACTCCCTAACAGCAACAATTCAAGATGCCTTGGGAGACCCAAGAAAAGCCGAACACCCAATGCAACCTTATTTTGAGTGGGACTCAGAAGCACCCGTTTTTTATTCAGAATTCAAACGTGCTGGCGCAAGACTTAAACCTGAAGAACAAGAAAGATATATTATAAACGCTAGTGTTATGAAAGCAGTTTTAAAACTGGAACAAGCACGAATAGCCGAACGAATAAATAAAAGAAAATCATGTGCTGGTGTTATTGAAAGTTTGCGTTACGATGTTGAGAGCTTCCAGAACCATTTAAAAGTAAAACATCAAGTAGAACATACTTTGCCCGTTTCAACACGGTTTAAAGATATTTTAAAAGACTTTAAAACCAACGGACATATTGCAATTATTAAAGACCCGAACGGCACAGGAAAACAAAATGCAAGAATAGTGACTGATAAATACGAAATGCTATTTAATGGCTTATTCAAAAACCAAACGCACAAACCAACACCTACCGAGGTGGCTAGAAATTTTGAAGCTTTCCTAAATGGTTATGCCGAAGTGTACAATGAAGATACAGGCGAATTATACAACCCAAAAGACTTTAAAAAGTTGAGTATAGCGACTATTATCAACTACATCAACAAGTGGGAAAACAAATTAGTTACTCACAAAGCAAGAAGTGGCGACCGTCAAGTGTATTTAGGAAATTTCAAGCCACACCATCAAATGGATTTACCAACACTTGCAGGATCTATAATTTCTATCGATGACCGTCAACCACCATTTGTTTACAACAAACAAAATGATAGAGTTTGGTTTTATTTAGGTGTCGATATTGCTTCACAAGCCTTTACTACCATTGTATATGGTAAAACTAAAGAAGGTATCATCGTTGATTTTTACCGTCAAATGGTAAGGAATTATACCGAGTGGGGTTTTTGTTTGCCTTGGGAACTAGAATGCGAAAGTTCATTAAATAGTAGTTTTAAAGACACGTTACTGCGACCAGGTGCCATGTTTCAAGAAGTAAAAATTGAAGCCAACAATGCACGTGGGAAGTATATCGAGAGAATGAACGGAAAGCTACGTTATGAGGTCGAAAAAGATGCGTTAGGCTGGTTGGCACGTCCAACAGCAAAAAGCGAAGCTAATCAGTTGAGTAGTGCAAAAAAACAAATCATTCCTTATGATATTTTGGTAAACGAACGAATGTTAGAACTAGAACAATGGAATAACAGCGCACACCCAGAGCATAAAAATTTAAGTCGTTGGGACTATTTTGAAGCCAATCAAAATCCAAACTTAAAACCAACTAATTGGAACGCTATACTGCCAGTAATAGGACATAAAACACCAACTTCTTGTAATGGTGGTTATATAAAATTGCAAGGACTAAAAAGAGCCATTGCCGAAGACGGAAAAATACTAACTGGTGAAGCATTGATTCAACAAATGCGAACCATCGAAGGCAAAGAGTTTGATGTTTATTGGCTCGACGGAAACGATGGTCAAGTACTTAAAGCATTCGTTTATCTAAACGACAGATTGATTTGCGAAGTAATAGAAATGCCACGATATAACCGTGCAAAAGCTGAACAAACCGATGCTTGCAAAGAAGCTATTAAGTTACAGTCTGCCTATGTGGCTTCGGTAGATGCTTTTGAAAAACGACAAAGAAACAAAATCGAAAATATCCAAATTATCGATAATACACCAAAAACGGTAAACTCAAATTTCAGAATGCCAAATCTAAAAAGGTTTGAACGTAATGAAGTTCCAAAAGAAATTTTAGACGACGACAACGACGAATTTGAATACGTACCAAACCAATATCAATCAGAACGAACCCTAACATCAACATTATGGAAATAACAGCACGATTTCAACAAGAAGTAATAAAAGCAATTTTAGATGGTCGTCAAAATTTTGAAGGCTTTGACAAAGATTACGCAAAAACATTAGATATTAATTATTCGGTTTATAGTCGTCTAAAAAATGGAGAAACCAAAGAATTAATCAAGGGGCCAAAACTAATAACCATTGCAAGAAAACTAAATGTTCAAATGTTTGAAGACACTTGGAAATCAGTTGAAACTACCGTTTATATCAAGATAAAAGAAGACTTGCAAAAATGCCAAAATCATAGTATTTCAATTATTTTAGTTGACGATTGCGGTATTGGCAAAACCTATTCGGCTCAAAGAATAGTTAAAAAAATGACTAATGCCTTTTATATTGACTGCAGCCAATGTAAAACCAAATCACATTTTATAAGAACATTAGCAGGTACGGTTGGAGTTAGAAATAGTGGCAGATACATAGATGTAAAAGAAGATTTAAAATACTATTTAAACAATTTTACAAAGCCATTAATTGTATTAGACGAAGCTGGAGATTTAGAATTTGAAGCGTTTTTAGAACTTAAAGAATTGTCAAACGCCACAGTAAAAAGATGCGGTTGGTATATGATGGGTGCCGATGGACTACGTGCAAAACTAGTACGAGGTATTAGAAATGAAAAAGTAGGGTTTAAAGAACTTTTTGACCGCTACACAGGAACTTTTACACAAATAAGCCCAAGTGGCAAAGATGACCGCACCGCATTTTACATCGACTTAATAGGTTCGGTAGCCACAGCAAATGTAAGCAATCCTGAAAAAGTAAATAAGTTGGTGAAACAATGCCTAAAGAAGGAATCAAGCCTCCGTTTATTAGAAACACTCATAAAAACAGACGAGTAAAATGGCTAGAGCAATATCAACCAAAACGCTTTTTGAGAAAAAGTATAAAGAATTTGAGTTTACAGGTGTTTGGGGTGACGTTCTCGGAAATCCTGAAAAAGGTAAAGAGTGGTTAATATTTGGAGACGAAAAAAACGGAAAAACACTATTTGCTTTGAAGCTTGCAGAATACATAAGTCAATTTGAAAGTGTGATGTACATATCTGCGGAAGAGGGTTTTGGAAAATCATTTCAACAAAACGCAAAAGAGAGAGCAAAAATAGATTTTAAAAAATCGAAAGTGAAATGGTTAGAAGGTGAACCACTTGATGAAATAGAAAGGATTTTAGACAAACGCCAGTCGCCGAAAGTAGTTTTTTTTGATAATATGACAGCTTATAAAGACGAATTTGTGAATGGACGTTATAGGAAACTAACTCAAAAATATCCAAACATAACAATGGTTTTTGTGGCCCACGAAGAAAGAGGAGAACCCTATACTGCAGCTGCAAAATTGTGTAAAAAGTTAGCTCGTATTATTTTTAGGGTTGAAGGAATGGTTGCCAATATAACGGGAAGTTGTCCAGGGGGTCAAATAATAATAGACGAGCAAACGGCTCAACTAATATACGGAAGTCAAATTAAAAAGTAAAACCATGAGCAAGATTTTAAAATTTTTAAAGAAAACGCCCGAAGATTACGAAACAATGTTTTTTGAGGCCTATTTAAGATGGTGTATGGCATTTGCCACAAACTACGACAACGATTTGCAAAAAGTAGTAGCCAATAGTAGTATAAGCAAATATTATAATATGGAATATGCAAAATGCGAGGCTAAATTTTTAGAACTCATTTCGTTTTACCACACCGAAATAGGCATCACACCAAAAGAAGCGCAAAAATTATACGACAAGTGCATTTTTGATATGAATAATAGATTTTGTAAACCGCTAATAGACCAAGCTAAAAAAACCAACATATACCATGATATTACAAAAAATTAGAACCAAGATAAACCAGTTAGAACAATCGCTAATACACAACCCAAACAACCCCGAACGTGCCGCCATAGAAACTGATTTGCGAAAACTAAAACAAGAACTACAAGAACAAGAATCACCACGTACTTTCGAGCGAGACACTTTCGATATTAGCGAACAAAAACTACACAAAAATGAGTAATAGAAGATTAGAAATTCTAGAAACGAGATCAGAAATTCTAGAAACAGTACTTCGGTATGATTCCGAAAAGAAAGGGAAATTTACCGTAGGCGAACGAATCATGATTAACCAGGAGCGCTCCCATTTGTATAAGCAAACAGAAGATCCGGAAGTTGATAATTACAACCAATCGCTCGCAATTGAAACTAAAATATACAAGTGCCTAGCACTTATAAGACAGGAGAACTGGAAACCCAAGCCCTTTGTGCCAGAATATTAAACACACACAATGAGTATTTTATTTTATATACCACCGATACCAAAAGTTAAAAGAATTTTGAAGCCCAGAAAAAAGGTAACACCTTTTAACAACCGAAGGTACAAGTTGCATCAAAAAGTAAAAGGCCTATGTGATTTGAGAGTAAAAGAAAGAACAATAATCATAGGCAATTCAATACCAATAATAGATAAATATATTATCGAATTACAAACTAAATTTCAATACAACATACAATCTGAAATATTTGATGCCAATGATATTGAAGTAAAAGAACCGGAAACAGTAACAAATTAAATTTAAAAAAATGAGTGCAGAAACACAACAAATCGACATCAAACAACTATCTCCAGAACATAGAAAAGCATTAAAAAAACAACTGGCACAGGAAGAAAAAATAGAGAAGCAAAACACCGCCAAGCAGCGTGAAACTTTAAAACAGTTTAAAGACGATTTTACTATTGCCGAAGTAGAAGAATTTTTGCCAGTTCGAGACAACATTGAAATATTAATAGCTCGAGCATTCGAGAATCATAAACCTATTTTAGACTTGGAATGTGAACTTAATGGCGAAGCAATTTTAAACCAAGACAGCCACAGTAATAGCTTAAAAGACGGCTCATATAGTTTCTCAATAGGCTATAATATGACCGATACCTTTGACGGTAGCGAAGGACTAGGCGTAGAAAAAGTAAAACAATATATAGACTCACTAAAAGGCGAAGATATTAAAACACAAAATCTTGCCAATGCCTTAAATATTTTTCTAAAACCACAGCCTATAACAGGAATGTTAAACCCAAATAGCTTAAAACAGCTCTCAAAACTTCGATATGATTACGATGACGAACTATTTACCGAAGGCATCGAAATTATAGAAAAGGCGGCAATTAAAGTGCGAAGCTCGCAATTTATGGAAGGTTGGAAAATGGTAACTATGCCTAACGGACAGTTTAAGAAAGTAAAATTCAGATTTTCTATCTAATGAAAGAATATATCAACCACTTAATATTCTGCTTTAAGCACAGATTAAGATTTTAGTTAGGTTAGTTGGTCTCCCGAGTAAGCTCATGGGAAGAGCTTTGGAAGAATGTGTTATCGTTAAATCTTTTCTTAGGATACTTTTTAACACAGGACAAGGTTGCAGGTTCGAGTCCTGCCTCGGGAACAAATTTTAAAACAAACAAAAATGGATTACACTAAAATTATTGATACAGAATGGAACGACGAACCAAAAGTTTTAGCATTAGTTGCTCCAAAATTAACATTCACTAACGGACCAGCAAATACTATTCAATTATCTATTGAGCAGGATAGTCAAGATGCATATATCGATTTATGGCTTTCAGAAGCTATATTATTAAGGGACAAGTTAAGTGAATGGATTAGTAAAAGAGGATTATAACAAGTCAAAGCAACTATGACAGCAATACTCGAAAAACCAATCACCCCATTCCAAATAAAACGCATCATGCAAAACTGCTCTTACCAAGTCGAAACAAAAAACGAATGGGTACAATGGGTTACAGGCGATGTAAACCGCACCAGTTTAAAATCTATTACTCACGACCAAGCGGTTAAAATTATGCTGGCACAAACAGGCTCTACACTGCTAAGTGAAGCCAAAGAAAATTGGGGCTATTTCGACAACCAAAACAGCCAGCACCGCTACATAACTGTATTACTCCGTAACGCCGATATTGTAGTAAAAAGCAATAAGTGGGGCGAGGTGGCCGATATGGAGGGTTGGTTTTCTAAATTCCTACAATCTAACCGATGCCCAGTAAAAAAGCCACTCAAAAAAATGACCCCTAGAGAAGTTTCAAAAATAATAACAGCGCTCGAGGGTGTGGCTCTTTGGAAAAATTCAATTTAATATGGTACATATTGTAATATCAGCCCTCTTAATTATTAGCCCAATTGCAGTGTTAATTAGGATGTATTATCTAATTAAAAGAAAAACAGAACAAGACGACTGCCGCCACAAAAACACCTTTACTGCTGTAGCGCATGTAGTAGTAACCTGCGAAACGACCACAATAACCTGTCTAGATTGTGGTAAAAAATTAAAAACAGAAACTGACTGCAGATGAAAAAAATAGCCAAAATAATAACACAATGAAAGTAACTATTGAAAATTTTATTAAAACCTTTCCAGAAACAGAATTAAGAGAAGGAACTGTAAGGGTCGCATCAAACACGCATTATCAGCTAATGGAATGGTCGTCATTGTATCCAGAAAAATGCAAAATTTGGGTAAAACATAGCCAAAATACAGGGCAGCACAAATCTTGGATGATACCACTTAACGGAGATTTTACTTTTAATGAAATAGCCATGTGTAGGGATATTATCAACAAAACATTGTTTGAAAATCCAGAATGTTCAGACTATCTATTGCATATCATCATAGAAGACTCCTTACGAGAATACCGACAATTTTTAAATTTAATAGATGAAAGTAGAAATAAAAACAACCTATGATCAGTTGCTTTTTCTGAATCAATTTATAGCTAATAATTTGCCAGTTCAGATTGTCAACCAAGAAAAAAAAGTAAAAAGCCTGTTTTACTTAATTACTGAAATTGCGACTAAAATACTCAAAAAAACAATAGATAAAAAAGGCATTTCAAAGCCGTTTAAACTGTCTTTAAAATATTATGAAGCCTACGCCTTACATCAATTTATATTAACCTTTATAGATTATGAAGCAGGGGAAAATAAGCGAGTAATACGAGAAATTTTAGGCAAAACAAACAAAGAACTAACTTAGTATGTACATCAACCAAAAACGAAAAAAAGCCCTCGAAAAAACAGAAAGCATCTACGACTATGAGGCACGACTAAAAAAAGAAGCCATCGAAATTTCAAAGAATTTCGTACACACAAAACCAGTTAAGTATTTACTAAAATAGTATAAAATGGAACTAGCAACCTATAAAGTAACCTTTAAAGAAACCAAGGACGAATGGATTTTTCAATACCGAAAAGAGGATGGTATTATTTACAATTTTACAAATTTAAAAGGCAATAGAATCCTTAGTTTGTTAGATAAAAATCAATTCCCTGGCATTATAAGTAGGATTGAAGACTGGGCAAAACTAAAAGGCATATTGACAATAGAACTCAAGTTAGATGATTATAGTTTCGAGACCTTTTGGAAAAAATACAACCTCAAGCAAAAAAAAGAGCTTTGCGAAAAGGCTTATGAAAAATTATCTTTAGTAGATAAAATAAAATGCTTTGCAAACCTACCGTTATATGATGAATTTCTTTTGAAAACAAAGCAAAACAAAGCATTAATGGTAACCTGGATAAACCAAAAAAGATATAACGACGAATTCGTTTAAAATAGACTGCAGAATACTAACAAAAAATTAACCAACTTCTAGTTTATGGACACACAAATTATTTATTCACCGTTCACAGATACGGTGAAAAAACAATTAAAAAATAAAGGCTTAAAATTTGATAAAGAGGAAGTAAAACTTATTCAAGAAATCGCTTTTTCGGTTATGAATTTAAAATTTCACGAAATAATTTCAGATTTAGAAGCAGATAAAATGATTGCTAAAATTCACAAAAGATTAGTAAAACATCTTAATGAAAACAATGTTGCACAAGCTAACGCTTCAAAAAAAGCTATAATTCATTAAATCAACAAAATATATCAATTAAATTTTAAAAAATGACAAAAGAAAATTCAAAAGAATTAAAAAAAATGATTCTTGACGAAATGAAATTCAGACAAGATTTCAGAAATAAAAGAAAAGAATTAGAAAAAATGGTTGACCCAATTTCTAAACACGTTAGGCTATGTTGTGAATGGTGGGAAAAGAATCTGCCAAACGCCAAAGAAATAGCAGTTATTATGGACAATGGAACTTTAAAATTAACAAAACCTACTTTAGAAAAATGTAGTGTTGAAAGTTATTTGCCATTTGGTATAGATTTTTCCAAATGTGAGGTTATCGACTTCAACTAGCATCTCGCACAACGTCCTGCTAGTACAACACGGTACGGATAAGTAAGCGTAATCTTTCGGCTGGCGAAAATAACAACAAATACAGACTAATAATAAAATTAATAACCAATCCCGTACTGCGGTGTACTAGCTGTTATCAGGAGTACGGCAATTTAAAAACTAAACTTTATGAACAAAACATTTATAATTTATTTTGGAACTGAAAAGTTAAAAAATAAACATTCAAATAATTTTGCTAAACAAATTTTTGAATTAGGATTAAAAAAAGGAGATAGATTAACCTCTTATCCTTTTAATCATTTTGATGATGAAGACACGAAATTCAAACCTGAAAAATTACCTTATCAGGATTCCTTATTAGAAATAGTTGATATTAAAATTAAACTTGTAGATACGTGGAATAATAATGTAAAATCTATTGTAGAAATTTTCCTTTGTAGACGATTAACGTAGTATTCCTGATAACTGTCAGCTAGCCGCCGTTTTTTTATGGCGACTAGCGCAAGTTATATTCGCAATTGCAGGATGATAAATAATTTTAAACTCAAAACCCACTTCAAAAAAAGTGGGTTTTTTTATACCTATTCGCTAAATAAAATCGCCTTGACTGATATGTTATTTACAAATAATTTTGTAAAATCATGGCGTACAACCGAAATAATTATTATAAACGAGCAAAGCACATTATAGAAGTCTATAATGGAGCAAAGCACGCCGATGTACCCGATACAACTATAGTAAGAAATGTTTTTCCTAAACACAACATTCATCTAACTTATAGACAATGGATGAACATAAAAGGATTGGTTATACCAAAGCAAACCACAAATCAAATGAGTTTGTTTTAATTATAAAATATACTATTTTTGGCAAAACTAAAATTTAAACAATGACAATTTCAAAACCTTTAAAAACAGGAATTATAGTAGTTTTAGCATTTATTGGATTAGCAGTATTTAGTAGGCTTACTAAAGCAAAGCCAAATGAAGCCAATAAAACCGAAAATCCAAATATAGAAAAAAATATAGTTGACACTTCAATAAAAGGTTTAATGCCTGTTGATATTTATTTAAACTTGGAAAAGAAAGGTTACGCAATAACAAAGAATCATTCGTTAGAATATGGTGATTTAATTAATTGTAAAAACTCATCTGCGGGTATTGATTATGTTGTAGATATTTCGGGGAATAATGAAAACCCTGTGGAAGAAGTTAGAGCCACCGCAACAATAAATGGTACAGAACCAACAAAACTTATTATTGCAACAAAACCTTTTATTAAATACATTTCATCAGTTCAATATGAAGGTAGTGAGGCAAACAAAGTGGCTGAATGGATTGAAAAGAATTTTGATAATGATAAATCAACTATTGAAGTTTCAAAAGTAAAATTTACAATAAGTGCACCAACAAAATTCGTCAGAATATTAAGTATTCAAAAAAATAATTAACGTTTAAACACAATTTAAAGCCACTTCTCGAGTGGCTTTTTTTTATGGTGTAACGGAGCCATTAAAACTAATTACAAAATCGACACTTTGGTCATTGTCTAAGCTCCAGTCTTCAAATTCAGTACTAAAATTCAGTTCACGAATTCTCAAACCTATTTCATTTCTGTTTTGGCTTTTGGCATCGGTTCTAACCAGTGGTGTACAAAATTCAGGATTCCAATCTTGTAAGGCTTTACAAACTTGATGCTCAATTTCGTAATACTCTAGTGCTTTCTGTTTTACAGCTTTAGGTGCTATATTATAACTTTGAGAAAATGGCTCAAACAAAAGCACAATATTAATAGTTGCAGCTGCTAACTGAATATCGCCTTGTAATGCCGAATAACTGGTATTTGGAAAGTCGATAAGCAATGCAGGAAACGATACCATCGCTCTGTAATCTTCAAAACCATACTGACCGAAGTTTTGTTCTACAAATCGAATATCTGGGACATCGGTTTTAATCTTTTCTTGAATTTCAAGAAACAACTTTGCAAAAAATGAGTTCATAATTTTTATTGGTTAAAAATATTTTTTAAATCGTTGGTAACTTGACGTTGTATGGCGTTATTTAACACTGGGCTGTCGTTTTGGTTTATTGGCATAAATTGACGTTGTGGAATGTTCATTTTTCTAGTGTGCGCTTTCACATCTTCGCCAATGGTTAACTTGATGGTTCTTGTTTTTAATAAACCTTTTTTGTTAGTATATTTTTCTTTGAGTACATCGCCACGATGTTTTTGCCTTGTATGCGCTGCAATATTTACAGTTCCTTTGAAACCTTCGTTATGCACTTTGGCATAAGGCATATTGTTTTTAATAGTTACTTGACCTTGTTGGGTGGTATAGTAATTTGCTGAACGCAAAGCTCCAGTTTTTACAAGTGGTGTGCCTTTGCCTTTTTTCCACTTCTTGAAAGTTGCGCCTTGAAAACCACCAGCTCTAAAATTACCATTTATAAATCTCAAAGTAATATTCCCTGCAGTACTTGGAAAAGTGTTTTTAGCGTAATTTTCAACTTCACGAGCTTTCGTTTGTAATGCCTTTTCAAATTCTTCTGGTGTCATTTGTCTTTGAATTAAAAAGTTTCGTATATTTGCAGTAATAAAGTGAACCATTGCTTTGGGTGGTCTAAACAATCACTGCCACTGTAAATCGTACTTTATTAAAAAGCGAGCTAATTTATTGGTTCGCTTTATTTTTTTAATAAAAGAACTCCTTTTCTCGACCTATCCAATTCACCAGCAAATTTATCTCCAATTTGATACAATGTTATTGCTTCCATTTTTTCATTTACTACTAATTTCAAAGTTCCTTGTTCGTAATATTTAATATAAATCCTTGAGTTTTTATCTTCATAATTATTCCAAATTTCGTCTGGATTTTTTAAAATATTTATAGTTTCTGTGCCATATTCAAAACGCTTGTCAGCTTCTTTTTTTAGGATATGTTCTTTATAATAATCAAAAGATTTCCCACGTTTACCTTCGCCACTACTCAATAGTATTTCTTGGTTTAAAGCATCTTTTACAACAAAGTCATTACCTGCTTTTTTGGGTTGTTTTTCCCACCATTCCAAGTATTGCTCTTTGGTAGTTGGCTTGTATTCGTCAAGTGGATTAACTCTGATTTTTTCTAATGATTGTAAGCCGTATTGCTCAAAACTCAAATTCTTAATTTCGCCTTTTACGTTTTGAAAGTATGGGTGATTGTCTGTAAATATTAGTTTACTAATACCTACATTATTATCAAAAGGTGTATCTTTTACATACGGTTTAATCATTTTTGAAGCTTCAATTCCAGTCATTGTTTTTTCGGAATTAATGGCTTTTCCTGGAACAACGGTACACCTACAATTCCATTGTAATGGTGGGTATATCCTGCGCCAAGCAGGATCGGTTTTCAAAGCCGTGAATTTATCCAGTAGTTTGTGTTCTGGTCGTACTCGGTCATCGCCAACAGTCGAATATTCTAAATAATCGGTTTGCAAAGTTTCCCATTTGTGTGCCATGATCACCGAATTGTAAGCGTTGTTATACTCAGTTTTTAAATACAGATCATTAAACATTGCGCCCTGGTCTGCAATTGCTTTTTTAAACGAACCATAGCCTAATAGTTTGCCATCTTCGCCAATCATTAAATTGCGAAAATGAAGCATTTGAGTATAGCTTTTGGCAGCACTAAAAGCGTAAATATTCCGTTGTAGATAACTTGCTAAAATAGCTCGTTCGTCATCATACGCAAGTTGTGTGTCACCCAAACCATCGTAAACCGCATCCATTAATTTTTTAGCTGTTTTGAAGTGCAAGTTTTGGTTTATATCTGATGCTTTATTATCTAAAATATCCTTTGCAATTTCATTGTAAATGGTTTCCCAATCTTGACTTTCATTATCCGCCAAATCAGAAGCAATGCCTCCACAACAATCACAGCGACTGTCGTACAAATCATTTAATTGCCCAACTATTGTTGGGCTTGGTCGAAAAAATCCGCTAAATTTTTAAAAAGTTTGTCTACAAGATTTTGTTTTTTAGTTTCTAAAAGTTGCTTTTTATCTTTCGCTTTTTTATCCGTTCCGGGCTTTTTAACTTCGTCTGCAGTATCTATTTGGTTATCATCTTTTGCCTTGTTTGCTTCTTGCATTTCGGCTTTTAGTTGTGCATAATTTTCAGGCTTCGGAATGCCATAAGTTTGATACCAATAATCATCGCCTACAGGTACTTTGGCCGACACAAAAGTATCTATCTCCATACGAGTTTTTAACTTGGCTATATTAAGTTCTAGCTCATAACCAAATTTTCCGCCATCTACTTTATAGCCATACGATTTTAGTATATTCGTAAAAAACGAACTGTTAAGCATGTTTTCAACAAAAATCAAATCCGAAGCTGTAATCTCATCTTGTTGCTCGCCGTGTTCTTTACTTTGCGCATAACCGCTAGAATCACTAGACGAAGTGGTTTCGGTATTACCTAGAATACAGATTGCCATTTCACTATTACAAGCATCTTTAAAACTACCTTGTAACTTTCCGTCTCCATTACTGCTTTTGCCGTCAAGCATTTGAAACTCGGCTTGTTTTGGAATCATCATAGCTAGTGAACTACCACTACTATCTAAAACTTTTTTAAGTTCTGTTTTAGTTTGTGTATCATAAGCATCATAATACATGATACGGACAGGTTGCCCAAATATCTCAACATATTGCGCCCAATCGCCAAAGTTCCCACGTTTGTAAACGGCATACATAGAGCAAGCCAATAGCAATCCTAAATCGTCTTTTTTGCCAATAACCCAGACAAAAGGCATATCGGCATATTTAAAAGCATTTTCTTCGGTTATGCCATATTGACTTTTAGTAATTAAACCTTTTTCGGGTTTAATATGTTTTCTAGGAATTGGCTCGAACTGAAATTTATCGCCTATCACAAATTCAACTCCAGAAATACCCCAAAATTGACTTTCTAATATCTGAGTAATTAAATTTCGACCGTCATTACTAGCCATTAATTCGGTTACTGGCTTGTCTTCTTTCCCATTAGCATCAAATCGTTTTAGCTTTTTATTGAGTACCGTTTTGATTCTTTTTTCTAAAATACCTTTCAAATAGCCATCCATTGAAACCACATCGTGATACAAATCATATAAACCTACACGATTTGGAAAATACACGCTTTCTGCAGATAGTACATTAGTTTTTAAGGTTTGTATGTCCTTATGACTTCTGTCTGGTGAAACAAGGGTTAAATCATTTATGATAATATTTGGTTTTTTTTGCTCTTTTTTCATAATCTAAAATCGTTGTGTTCTTTTATAATTTGATGCCCAAAATACAGGGTTTACAGCTTCACTTTCGTCAATGTCTGGCGTAGTAATGTCATCGGGTTTATATGGCCAGTCAGGGTTTATATTTCCGTTTTTGACATCAATTAGCCAGCCCGGTTCTTTATTAGTTCCAATCATTAAACTAAAGTCATCGGCGAATACTTCTAAGTTTACGTTTGGGTTTGCCTTACGAACCAACCAGTAAGAAGCAACTATTTTTACGCACTTTTTTAAACTCTCATCGATAAACGTTGGAGCTTGCGTGGGTGTCCCAAAAAGAGCTTTTAAATCGTATTTAAACAAATAACTTTTTATAAAATCTTCGGCTGATTTTAATTGCAAAAGCACTTCGTCGGAGTTGTTACGAGTTATTTCGTTTACGATTTCTGGGTATAATTCGGTTATTAATTCGTTGGGTTGTACTAACATATTTTTATTTTTTAAAGTCGGTGTTTGCTTGTTTTACGTTCTGAAAATTGTATCGCTCCAGTTGCAGTTGTGATTTGGATTTCTTTAATAATCCAAACCCCTCCTTCAACACAATCGGGACCATCCATTAATTTTGCTTTTCGGTTAAATCCTTTGAATTGTCCTATCATTCTTTTCATGTGCTCATTTGTTTGCTCCATGATATTAAAAATAAGATGTCCCAAACGATTTAGTGGCTCTAGACCTCCTTCTATCCTTGTATATTTTTCAGGTTTTTTTCGGTCGTCAGGACGTATTGGTAAAAAGATTTTTGTATCTTCACTAATTCGATATATATAAGGTAAAATAACTTGTTCGTAATGTGGATTTTGGAGTGAGTTGTTTTCTATCCAAATATAAACAGGGTCAACTCCTGCTCGCTTGCAAATGCTGTGTGCTTCAAATAAGTATTCGCAAAATTTGGCATTTCCCATTTGGTCAACCCAAGCCTTATAAACATAATAGTCAAGTCCTTTATTTGCTATAATGGCTATTGCTTTGCTACTTGCGTTTGTTTTATCGGAATTTGAAGGAGCAGGGTCAGCATAAATAACCACGTTATCACAATGGCGCAATTGAGGGCATTTATCAAAAAGAATGTCTTTAAAGGTATTACCACTATCCATTGGATTATTGCGATATTCTTTTTCAAACGATTCAAAAGAAATGGTTTTTCTTATACGCTCAATGGCTTCGATTGTGTTTTTTTGTGGCCAAACACTATTACCGTCTTTATCATTAATATTTATTATGTCCCATTTATCTGCTTTTGCACCCATTTCAGTAATGCAACAAAATGCCGCAATTATATTTCCACAGGCAATTAATAGCAAACCGTTAGAAATAGATCGTGTTGGAATTAATGCTTGTTCAATCCATTTAACACGTTCTTTTACAAGTTCTGCATTTCGGCAAAATTCGTCAGTATCAATATCGTCAATTAATATAATGTCTGGACGTATGGCTTCATTTCGAGTTCCACGAGGTGACTGTCCTGCTCCAATGGCTCTAAATGAAACTCCTTTTCTAGTTTTAAATTCGCCAGCCTCCCAAGAACCTATTTTTTTTTGAGTTCCATAATCGGCAATAATTCTATTATTTCGCTCTAAAATTCCTTTGTATGGCAAAAGCAATCTTTCGGCATTATCGGCACTATTAGAAACCAAAATAATATTTTTCTTTTTGCCAGTCATTGCCAAATAAAGTACTTCCATCATTGTACGTCCCGACTTTGACAACTCTCTAGCCCACGAACGAACTTCGTACCATTCGGGATTACTCAAAACCCTTTTTGTTGCTTTTAAATGAAATTCCGCAGGTTCGCTGGTATAATAATTTGGAATGTAATATTTAAACCATTTTTCAGGGTTTTTTTCTAAAAAAGCAATTCGTTTAAGTTTTTCGCCATGACTTTCGTTTAAGTCAATAGGTGTGGCATTGTCCATATTTTCACAGAACTCACGCCATAGGTCTAAATATTCCTTATTGCTTACTTTTTTAGACATTCTTTAATTTTTCATTGATAAACTCATCTATATAATTCTTGAATCTTTTTGCTTCACTCAAATCAATACCTTGAATGAATGTCAAGATTTTTCGACCAACTTCTACATATTCGCCTATGCCTGTTTCGGTTTCAAGCCGTTGAATATTTGATGTTATTTTACTCATTGTATCTGCTTCGCCATTGGTTGGTATATTGCCCCTTTCTGCTATTGCTTCATTAATAGCCTCAAGTTGGTTGTACCAATGCACCAACTGACTTTGTTTAGTTGTTAGTAAACTTTTTCGGAGTTTGTCCCAATTATCAGCCACAGCCCATTTGCCGATAGTTTTTTCGGTGGTGCCTGTTCGCTCGGCTATTTCTTTAAATGTGATGCGTTCGCTTACATATAGTATTCTTGCATACTCACGCTCTTGCGCTTTACTAATTCCCATTTTAATCTCGTTTTAACGAGACAAAATTGCGTTTAAAAACAAGGTTTAAAAAAAAACAAAGCAAGGGTTTCACTCTTATTTTGAGGACTTTACAAATAGATGGAAGTTTGTAATCTCAAAAGGGAACAACCCGAAAATTAAAATCAGATAAATGGATAAGTTCAAAAAAATTGATAAAGAATTTTGCCTAACAGACAACAGTGTGAATGTTTATAAATATCGCTTGTTGACCGAAGGTTTACTTCTTGACCAATACAAAAAAAATCCGATCGGATTTATGATGCACGAACGTGAAGGTGGGGTTTTGGTTAAGTGGGAAGATTTTAGAGTCGAAGACGACCGTTTATACGGAAAACCAGTTATTAATCTTTCACACCCAAAAGGCGAAGACATCGCTGCCCAAGTTGAAAACGGTTTTATTAATGCCGCTTCAATGGGTAAAATTATTTGCCTTGCCGCTTCCGATGATCCAAAGTTAAAACTAGAAGGACAAACGGGACCAACTGTAACTAAATGGTTTCCGCGTGAAATATCCTTTGTGGATATTCCGGGTAATCATAACGCATTAGCGAACCTGTATGATATTGATGACAACGAGTTGAATCTCGCTGATTTTGTAAAACCAAAAATTGAAAATATGAGTAAAATTCTATTAGCCGCCAGTTTGCTTACGGCTCTAAATTTAAGCGATAATTCGAGCGAAACGGATTTAAACACAGCCGTTCAAAACTTGGTCGATATCGCTAGTAAAGTACCCGGACTAGAAAAAGATTTAGCTGACAAAAATACGGAATTAGAAACCTTTAAAAAAGCTAGTACTACTAAAGAAGTAGCTGACTTGGTTGCTAAAGGTACTGCCGACAAAAAACTTACTAAAAATTTAGCTGATAAATTGGTTATTGATTATGCCGAAAATCCAACTGGATTAAAAAGTTTAATCGATGCGATGTCTGCACAGATTTCTGTAGTAGATGCTTTGGCATATAAAGGTACAGTTGGAGACTTTGAAGGTAAAGGTTGGGACGACTTATACGCTTCTAATGAATTAGAAAATGTGCGTACCAAATTCCCAGACTTGTACGAAAAATTGAGAAAAGAAAAATTTCCTAACGCTTAATATTAAAAAAAAAACATGGCAAATCCTAAAATCCCACAAGAGTTTTGGAGCTCTTATATTGTAGAGAAACTACGTAGAACAAATCCACACATCATGCTTTGTTTCGATGAATCGAAATATATCATGGGCGGTTCAGTGGTGTATATCCCACAAGCGGGAGCAAAACCAAACGTTGTGAAAAATAGAGGTTTTGGCGCAGCAACAGCAGTACAACGTGGAGATACAGCTGTTATGTACGGACTAGATGTATTTACAACTGACCCTACAGCTATTACAAATGCTGAAGCAAATGAAATCAGTTATGAGAAAACAGACAGCGTTCTGGGAGATCATACAGGAACCCTTGCGGAAACTATCGGAGACGAATTAACGTACTCATGGATCAAAGGAGTGAAACCTGCCGTAGGTGGCGGAACAACAGTTGAATATCTTCCTGCTGGAAGACAAATTGCAACTAGTGGAGCTACTACAGCTGTAAATCCAGAAGACGGACAAACAGGAGCGCGTAAAGCCTTTAATTATAAAGAAGTTCAAGGAATGCAGGCGAAATTTAATAAAGATAATGTAGCTAGAGATAATCGTTATGCGATGGTTGAAAGTTATATGTATCAACAATTCATTGACTCTTTGTCAGCTAATCAAATGGCAGCTTTCCAAGCTACTGCAGATTTAGCTAACGGTATTGTGGGGAAATTTGCAAGCTTTGCTTTTTTAGAAAGAAGTTCAGTTTTAGCATTGACTTCGGCTGGCGTGTTTAGATTACCAGGAGAAGCTTCGGCTGCTACTGATAATTTAGCAAGTATCTTTTGGCAAAAAGACAGTGTTACCAAAGCATTGGGAGACACTAAACTTTTCCAAGATATGGATAACCCATTATATTATGGAGACATTCATTCAGGATTGGTAAAAATGGGCGGTCGTTGCCGTCGTGAAGACTGGAAAGGGGTTGGACTTGTTGTTCAATCAGCATAATAGTAATACATAGTGGTTGCCTAATAATAGGCAACCATTATTTAAAAACATTCAAATGGAGTTATTTCTATACCCAACATTAACTGGTTTTTTTGCTGCCTTGATTACCTGGTTCTTTAAACGTAAAAGTAACGATTTAGATAACGAAATAAAATCTGCAAATCTATATAGAACGTTATTGGATGATGCCACAAAAAGACTAAACCAAGCTATCGACATGATAAACGAGCGAGACGAAAAGATAAAAATTTTGATGTTGGAAATAGAAAGACTAACGGATGAACTAAGAAAATTTAAACAATTAAACGGTAAAACGCATGACACCGCTAGCCACTAACGCCTTAAAAATAGCCCAAAGCCAAATTGGCAAACAAGAACTTCCAAAGGGAAGTAACGCAGGTACTGACGTTGAAAAATACTTAAAAAGTGTTGGGTTGGGTAAAGGGTATTCGTGGTGCATGGCGTTTGTTTATTGGTGCTATTTAGAAGCCTCAATTCAAACAGCTACAACCAATCCGCTAAAGAAAACAGGAGCTGTTTTGGTACAATGGAATACAATTGATACAAAATACAAAAAGCAGGAACCACAGACTGGCGATGTTTTTATAATGGATTTTGGCAAAGGTCAAGGACATACAGGTTTTGTTTTGAAAGTATTACCAAAAGGAAAGATTCAAACCATCGAGGGCAATACTAATGACGACGGAAGCCGTGAAGGTTACAAGGTTTGCATTAGAACTCGTAACATTACTACAATTAAAGGATTTATTAGAATTTAAAAAAAACATAAAAAAATGAAAAACATTAAAATTAAAAGTTTGTTCACTTTGTTGTTTTTGTTTGTTGTTTTGGTAACAACACTGGTGTCTTGCAAAAGCTCCAGTGTTGCACTACCATCAAAAACCGAAACCACAAACAATGCGATTACTAAAGAAGTGATGCACGACACCATTTTTAAAACTGAAAAAGATAGCAGTTATTATAGGGCTTGGTTGGAATGTAAAGAAGGTAAAGTCGTAATTAAGTCTAATCCCATAACTACAAAAGGGAACTACTTACAACCACCCAAGGTTATTATAAAAGACAATTATATAACTGTCGATTGTGAAGCCGAAGCCCAAAAACTATTTGCACAGTGGAAAGATGTTTATACAACCGAAAATCATCAAACCACTATTACAAACACTGTTGAAGTCGAAAGGCAATTAACCTTTTGGCAAAAAGTACAAATATGTGGCGGAAGGATTTTTCTGTTACTGCTATTAATAATTGTAGTAACAAGTTTTTTGCGCTGGCGAAATATTATTTAATCAACATTTAAAAACAATTTAAAATGTCAAATCACAAAAAATTAGCGGTCGATTATTTCGAGAGGCATCAAGCAAGTAACGAATGCCATATCACATCAGACGATAGAGTATTTCATACAAAAGGCAGTGCCGAAAGTTTTGTCGCCACATTGGAAGACCAAAAAATAAGCTCATTTACAAGAAAATCAATTGAATCTAAAAACGAAGATATTGATGAGGATCAACTGGTTTTAAAATTAGCCGAACTCGAAGCAACAGAATTAGTAAAAGAAAACTACCACGTTTTAAAAGCGTTGGTTAAGTATTTTGAAATTGAAGTAGCTGACCAAAAATGCGAAACTTTGATTCAAGCATTAACCGATTATAAACTTAAACTACAAGAGTAATGGCACAAGGAACTGGAACGCCAAAGGTTAGCGTAAATGTAGCTTCTGGCAACTTGCTACGCCAAATTCAAGTAATTGATGGCGTTGCAGGAATTGTAGGTACGGCTTATGTAAAAATAGGTGTAATTGAAACGATTTATAGTTATGACGATGCTGTGGCAAAAGGTTATACAGTAATTGACGAACCATTTTTGAACGCTCAAATCAAACAATTCTATGAAGAATTGGGAGGCAATCAGGAACTTTGGATTTTGGGAGTTGAAGACACCATGACTTTAGAAAGTATGGTTAATAGTACCAATGCAAACGGATTAAAAAAACTATTGACCATCTCGCAAGGTAGAGTAAACGTAGTTTATGTTTGTCGCAAACCCGCAGGTTCTTACACGATGCCAGCAGGGTTTTTAGATAAAGATGTAGAAAACGCAATTATTGGCAGTAAAACCATTTGCCAGTACCAACAGTCTATTAATCGCCCTATACGAATTTTGATTGAAGGACGTGTAAAAGATGCAACTGTTAACCCATATTACAAACCAAATACCGCCAGTAATACTTATGTAGGTGTGGTTTTGGGAAGCAATCTAAATAATGGTTCGGCATCTGGTGCATTGGCTTTGGCTCGTGCTTGCAAATACGGAGCTCATATTAAATTAGGTAACGGACAAAACGGTGCATTGTCATTAACACAGGCATACATTGGCAACAAAACATTAGAAGAATTCGATCCTATCGAATTGGACAATTTTAGTAATGCGGGTTACATTGTTATGCACCACCGAGAAGGTATGGCTGGTTATTATTTTGGTGTGGACAATATGGCTGGTGCCGATGACTTTCGCATTTTGGTTCACGGTCGATTAATTGACAAAGCCCAACGAATTGCAACAGCAACAACCACACCGTTTTTAGAGACTTCGGTAAGAGTTAATGCTGACGGAACTATAAATTCGACTGATGCGGTTTATATGGAGGATTTAGTAAAAGCACAAATCAGAGCTAAAATGGGCGACCAAATTAGCGGTGTAGATGTTATCATTCCAACGAATCAAGATATTATTAATACCAATACTATGGGTATGCAAGTAAAAATACAACCGTTTGGTTATTTGACTTGGATTATCATAACGCTTGGTTTAACCAAAAATTTGTAAAAAAATGGCAAATATAAATATTACAACTTCCGAATGTGCTTGGTCTCATTTTGAAGTGAAAGTTTTAGGACGTGTGATTAAAGGCTTACGTGGTTTTAGTTTTAAAAAAACCATCGAAAAAGAGCAACTATATGGTAGTGGTGGGGATCCACTTGATATTACTGAAGGTAACAAAAAATACGAAGGCAATATTAAACTCTTAGGGTTTGAAGTCGATGCTATTAATAAAGCAGCAGCCTTGGCAGGTTTTGGGGACCTTACTGAAGTACCACATGAAGCTATAGTAATCACTTGCTCATTTAAAAGGAGACCAACTGATGGACAAAAAACATACACCGCTAGTGGAGTAGCGTTTACAGAAAACGGTGTCGATTTGGAGCAAAACGCAAAACATAGAGAAATTACATTGCCTTTTATAGCAATGAATATAGACTTCACAGTATTGTAAAGAATAAAAACGGTTAGTCAATAATTGATTGACCGTTTTAAAAATAAATCATAAAACAAAAACAAAATGGCAAAAGAAGACAAAGATTTGAAAAATGTATTTGCATCACGGAAAGCAAAAGAAGTTGAAAAAGCAAAAGCAACAGAAGTTGAAACTACAAATAATTTAGATGTTTTTGTGGCTCGATTTGGACAAGATCAAATTGATAAATGGAAGAAACAATTTGCAGGGCGTTCATTAATTGCACTTGCGGTAGGCGACCAGTTAGCGGTTTTACGTCCGCCAACTGCTGACGATTTAGGCGACTACATGACCGCCATTGGGAGTTCTGGAATGAGCAAAGCTGTAGCAATGATTGTAGAGCAATTGTGGTTAGATGGCGATTATTCACTTATTGAAGACGAAGACAGTTTTATAGCGGTTTTTCTTCAAGTAAACAACATCTTGGAGGGGAAAAAAGCGGAGTTTTTTCGCTTTTAGTAACAAAGGGCAAAAGGATTGTGAAAACAACAAAGCAGGTTTAGACTTCTTAATTGTTTTCGGAAGCATGCAGTTTGGAGCCAATGCACTCAAGGAATGGGGCGACGACTTATTCTTTTATAGAACTGGCGTTGCTCTCGAAATTTGGAAACAACAAGAACAAAGAGGCTTTTAAAAATTATGAATAATACGATAGAGTTTGTTGTAAAAATGCGGGACATGATGGGCGGCGGACTTAATCGTTTAAGTTCCACTTCTCAAAGTGCATTTAGTCGAATGAGTGCATCGGCTCAAGGAATGACAAACCGCAACCAAGTTTTGGGAATGAGTTTTAACGAACTTCAAAAGAAAATACAGCAAGTTGAAAGCACTATAAAGAGTAGCACAATACCAAGTCAAATCGCTGACGCTCGTCGTGAGTTAGCCGCTTTACAGCGACAATCAGCAGGACACGCTGGGAATATGGGCGGTGGTGCAAGTGCTGGAGGAACATTAGGAATTGGTGGGGTCGCTATTGGTTCGATGTTGGGTGGTTTTGCAATGCAAGCAGGTTCTGCAATAATTGGAGCCGTTGGTTCCGGAGTGAGTGCCATGATTACCAAAAGTATGGAAAAGGAACAGGCCATTACCGGTTTGACTACTTTTTTAGGTAAACAAGGAGCTACCGATGCTTATAAAAATATTCGTCAAGATGCCGATGTTACTCCTTTTGATACCGCTTCTTTATTAGAAGTTAATAGGGCTTTAATATCTGCAGGTATAAATGCAAAAAATGCCCGAAGCGATGCCATGAATTTAGCCAATGCCGTTTCTGCTGTAGGTGGTGGTAATGATGTTTTAAGCCGAATGGCCGCCAATATGCAACAAATTAAGACGGTTGGAAAAGCAACAGCAATGGATATTCGACAGTTTGGAATAGCCGGGATAAATATTTACGAAATGATTCATCGTAGCACAGGTAAAAGTATTGCTCAAGTTAAAGAAATGGACGTTTCCTATGCCGACTTATCAAAAGCAATGGCGATGGCAAATTCAAAGGGCGGGATTTATGACGGTGCAATGGCAGCACAAAGCCAAACGATGTCGGGAAAATGGAGTACCGTAAAAGACAAGTTTGGAAATGCCGCTTCAGATATTGGAGATGCGTTTAGCCCAGTGTTTAACAAGTTGTTGGATTTAGGTATAAAATTCGCAAATAATATTGCCCCTGCTTTGGCTCAAGCGCAGCCTTATATCGAAATGTTATCTAACGGGGTTGGAATGGCAGTTGATTATATCATGCAAATGGTAAACGGTACAAGTGAGTGGAGCGGTTGGATTGATATTGTTAAAAGTTACTTTTTTATGATTTGGGAACATACCCAAAAAATAGCAATGAAGTTCTGGCATATAGTAAGTGGAATTATTGAATTCGTGAAAAAAAGCGAAATTTTAAAAGACGTGTTTAAATTTATCATTTGGGTTTTTGAGAAGTCATACCAACAAATTGAAATGATGATGGATGGTATTGTTTGGCTTTGGGACAACGTTTTGAAACCAATTTTAGAGGCACTAGACGGGGTTTATAAATGGATTAAAGGTGTAGATGATGTTGAAGTAAAAGCTACTAAAACAATAATATCAAAAAAGCCAAAACCTACCGATGAACCTAAACCAGATTCTCCTTTAGCGCTTAATACTAAACTAACAAATACCAACAACACATCGGGCAAAACCGCAGGCGATACCGTTACAGGTGGTGGGCCAAAAGTGGTTAATATTTATTTAGGGAAGTTCTTTGATAATATTCAGTTTACAACTTTGAATAGTGGCGAAACGGCTCAAGAGTTAGAAAATATAGTTACAGAGTGTTTAGGAAGAGTATTGTATAACGGTTCAAAATTAGTTTAAAATGGTTTCAATTTTCGATTTACAGGATTTATATAAAACGTATTTTAATAAGTCGCCTTATTACATAACGCCAAAGGGCTCGGAAAAGCCAGTTACTCAAGATATTGTTTATTCTGGAATAGCTCAAAATAGCAATTCAAAAGGAACAATATATTATACGGATAGTCAGCACCAACCATTAAATAAAATTGGTGCATACGGTCAAGATATTTGGTTTCCTATTGAATTTTGGAAATCGACTGAAAAGGTTTTAGAAATTGAAGCTTGCACGGTAGCGGTTAATTTGAGTAAAACAATTATTAAAACGGCAGTAAGCGAACGCAAAGGAACAGTTCACGAGGTTTTTGGAGTTGATGACTATAAGTTTACAATAAAAGGGTTTTTGATTGGTAAAAACAGAAAATTTCCCGAAGACCAAATAATTAAACTAAAAGAAATTTTTGAAACAACCGAACCAGTTTCATTACACGGCGGTTACCCAGAGTTATTCCTGGACGAAAGTTGTAGGGTTGTAATTGCGACGCTCGACTTCCCAGAAGTACAAGGTAAAAGTCCTTGGATACGTCCGTTTAATTTGACTTGCGAAAGCGATTTTATACAAGATTTAATTATTGAATAATGGCATTTTATTTAACAAGCGACATCACTATCGGTACTCACAAAAAAGTAAAACCCGCAAAGGTTTCTTGGAAAACTGATATTAATTCGTTCACAGATACTTGCACGATTGAATTGCCACGAATAACCTATTTGAAAACTGTAAAATCGACGACTGAAGACAAACAACAAGCCAACGAGCGCAAAGAATACGACATTAAGGAAAATGATAAAATTACGATCTTTTTAGGTTATGATGGCAAAAACGAGAAACATTTTGAAGGCTTTGTAAAGCGAGTAAATATGTCAATTCCTGTAAAGGTAGAATGTGAAGGATATAGTTACTTATTATACAATATAATGTTTAATAAAACCTATTCTAACGTGACCGTTAAGCAGTTATTGACTGATTTATGTACTGGTACTGAAATTGTTTTATCGAGCGAAATACCACTTATTCCATTAAAAAACGTGCGCTTTAAAAACGCTACAGGAATACAGGTTTTGGAGTGGTTAAAAAAGGAATGCAAACTTGCTGTTTATTTCAATTTCAATGAATTGTTTGTAGGGACTTTATTTGGTAAAACACAAGCAACTGTAAAGTTTAAACTGGGTTGGAATACTGTTAAAGATGATGATTTTAAGCAGCGAATAGTCGATAAAAATGTTCGTATCGTCATAAATGAAAAGAATGATAAAGGCGAAGTAAAAAAAATAAAATCTGACGTTCATAAATATAGTGATGAGAAAACGGTAAAAGTCAAAGCGGGAATTCCTGCAGACTTGCTCAAACAAATTGCAAATCGTTTGCAAACGAAAAGCAATTATCACGGTTATGAAGGCAACATTACAGCATTTTTAGAACCCGCAGTAAACAAAGGAATGAAATGTGAAATAGATGGTTTTAAATACCCTGAAAAAAGTGGCAATTTTTTAGTAGAAAGTATAACTGGTGAGTTTGGAACAGGAGGTGGAAGACAAACAATTGGTTTAGCATTTTTAATGACAACTTAAGTATGACTCCAGAACAAATAAGAACTAGATTCGAAGAAATGGCAAAAGCACACGGTCCAACTGTGAGCAATATTGCAAAAGTAAAATCGGTAAATGAAACAAAAGCCACTTGCATCTTAGAAGACGAAGACGGGCAAGAAATACAAGACGTAAGACTTCGGCCGGTACTAAACGGCAAAAAAAGCTTTATTCAAATTCCGAAAGTCGGAACGTTTGTCCTGGCAATTAGAATTGAAGACGATGACGATTGGATGGTTATAGCGTGCGACGAAATAGAAAAGGTAGTTTGGTTTGTTGGAACTACAACTTTTGAAATAAATGACGGCTTTCTTTTGAAAAAAGAAAACGAAACATTAAAGAAGCTAATGGCAGATTTAATAGGAGCTTGTAAAAATTTAAGTTTTACAGTTACAACAACTGGAACAGCAACCAATCAAGCAGGCACAACAACTGCGGTATTAAATTTAGCAGAATTCGTAGCGATTGAAACAAGGTTTAATCAATTTCTAAAATAGGTTTAAAATGACAGATTTATTGTTAGACGAAAATATGGATTTGCAAATAGTAGATGGCGACTTTGTTATCAGCGAAAGCACAGCACAAAATCAAAAAATATTGATTCTAAGTGACAAAAATGATTTTAAAGAAAGTCCAATGCGTGGCGTTGGAGCTCTTAGATATTTAGAAGATGGAAAACCCGATGCTTTGGCACGAGAAGTAAGACAGGAATTTTTAGCAGACGGAATGACTGTTAATAAGCTACAAATAGCAGATGAAGGAAGTATAGAAGTTGATGCAAATTACTAAACAAAATGAAAACAAAAGGCGTACTAGTATTACAAAGTTGGTTCGATATTTCGACACTCTATACAGGAAATGCCTTGAATGCTTTTGCTATTGCAAATGCAAATAATCGAAGCGTTACTGATGATTTAGTTCCTGGAGAAATATTAGATATACCATCAAACTTGTTAATAGATAATAAAGTGTTGCAATATTATGAAGCTAGACTAATAGTACCCGCAACGGGATTTACAAAAGAAAACATTGAGTTGTTCAACCCTCAATTAGGTATAGGAAAAATGGCAATAGGTTTAACATGTATAATCAGATAAAATGGCAAGAAGTTTTAAAGAAATACACACAATAACATTAAATAGCATCACTGCTGACGACATTTTAACGATGTTGAATATTACAAGTACCTCAGGTATTTGGTATCGTGTGAGTGTTGTAATTGCTCTTTGTATTTATGGTTTTGAATTGATTTTAGACACCCACAAACAAGAAATAAATACTTTGATTTTAGAACAAAAAACGGGAAAAGCTAATTGGTATAAAAACTTGTGTTTAAGCTTTCAATTTGGATTTGATTTAATTGTCGATAGTGACAAATTCGATAATACAGGATTTACGGTTGAACAAATTGAAGCTTCAAAAATTATAAAATATTGTTCTGTAAAACGTTCGTTAGAAAGTAGTCGTCTAATAATAAAAGTAGCTGCAGAAAATGGTGACAATCTGATACAATTGACAACACAAGAATTAGAAAGTTTTAAACTATTCTTAGAAGAAACTTCTTATGAAGGGGATCACTTAATTATTATAAACAACCCAGCGGATAAATTGATTTTAGAAATTTTAATTTATCGAGATCCTTTAGTTCTTGATATAAATGGGAATAGTATTCTTAATGGTGGAAAGCCTGTAGGGGTTGCAATTAGACAATATCTAAAAGAATTGAAGTTTAACGGCGAATTTGTAGTTAATGATTTAATTGAAAAGATAAGAACCGTAGATGGTGTTAATAACGCACACATCGTGAGTGCAAATTCTAGTTCTTACGATGTAATTACGAGTAGTTTTTCTCCTTTTACTTCTATAAATGTAAGAACGATTCCTAAGAGTGGTTATTTTCAATTAGTAACTTTTGATAATGTGAGTTATGTGGTTTAATGTAGATTATGATAAGTTGATCATCTCATTACTTCCTAATCGATTACGGAAGCCAATACTAGTTGCATTTGTTAAGTCTCTTTTGAAACCTATTGATATTATGCATTATGAGTGGAAACAATGGCGATTAGAAAACATATACAAGATAGTTCACACAGGTCAAAGATGTTATTTAAGAAAGGCATTAAATGATAAACTAGATCCTGAATTTAGAAGAATTTATACTGGTAAAGGCGATGCATTTCCTAGAAAATACATTTACACCAGAGCAGAAAACAAACCGGTTTTTTTAGGTAAAATGTTTATTTATCAAAATTCAGAATATTTGGGTACAGGCGTTGATTTTAATGTTTATGTGCCAGTAGAAATTATAAATACAAGAATAGACGAATTGATAAATGTAATTGATTTTTACAAATTAGAATCAAAACGCTATAAAATAAAACCAATATGAATAAATTAAATTTTAACCAAAGCGTCGGCTTTCCAATAGAAACGGAAATCTTAGATGAAATGCAAAACGCATGGAGTTTACTTAATTATCTGGGAGCATTAGCGGGGAATTTTACTATTATATCTGGAATTGATATTAATAATGGAAATGCTACTAATGGCTTTGTTTATATAAATGGCGAAGTTTTAAATTTTGTAGGAGGTGCAGTATCAACTGATGTGATTATTAATGAAACTATCACTTCTTTAGAGTTCGAAGATGGAAATGAAAATCCAGTTGTATATATCAGATACGCCACTTTCGGAATTGGGGCAACTTCATTTCCTTGGACAAATTTTAAACGTCCAAAAACCACTATTGAACTCACAGAAAAAACACAGGCAATACAAACTAAACTAGATGATATAGAAGATGGTGCAGAAGTAAATGTACAAGCTGACTGGAATGAGACCGATGATACAAAAAAAAGCTACATAAAAAACAAGCCCTCATTATTTAATGTATTAGCAAAAGGAACTGCTCTATTGGGAGACATTGAGACAACAGACCAGATTAAAACGGTAGTATTTCCAACTATAGAAACTAGTAATTATATGGTTATAGGCTCTGTCGTTTCTAAGCAGAGCGATGGAAATGATGGTGGAATATTTGTACAAGGATGGACTCGAGACAATGATATATCTTATGTTATTGTTAATAAAACAGCATCGAATTTTCAATTAGCATTCAGAGAATATTCTGGGGTGCTTCAAAAGCTCGAATTCGATTATTTAATTATAGCATTATAATGGCAAAAGTAAATATAACAACGATTAAAAATTGGTTTGCAACTGGTTCAAAACCAACCCAAGCGCAATTTTGGGACACGTGGGATTCATTTTGGCACAAAGATGACAAAATACCTATTGCACAAGTAGAAGGAGTGCAGTCTATTTGTGATGCAATAAACAACCATATAAAAGATACCAATGCGCACGCTGGGCTTTTGGCATACTCTAGGATTTACCCTTTTGGAACCTTCCAGATATTTAAAGCAGCGGGCAATACTAACGGCGAAACTCTAGAAATAAGAGATTTTGGGAATGGTTTTATAAATGAAGCAACTTTTATGCCATTTGGTATATTTCTAGGTGGTAACCCAAAAGAGCTTGCGAGCTGGGATACAAGCCCCATGTATTACCCAACCCCCGAAGTTATTCCTACCCTTCCCATACCAGGAGAAGTGTCTAGATAATTAATTTTTTAACCCTTAAATATTTTATACAATGAAAAGAATTCTTTTAATTTTCGCACTAACAATATCGTTAGTTGCAAGCTCGCAAACTCAAAACTTCACAGGCGTGAAAACTTTTATTAGCCCTCCGAAGTTCAAAAATCTTATTCAAAACGATTTGAATACAAAAATATTAACCCTTAGCGCATCAGATGTTTTGCAATGGAAAGATGCTAGTAGTTTAGGTAGTACACCTAATATACACTCGGTTCTTACCGCTGGAAATGTAACTTCTAATGAAATTGTGTTTTCGCTTAGAGGATTCAATACTAGTATATTCCCAGGTTTCATAAGTATTGCCGAGGCAAATGATGACTCCACTTGTTCTTTAGATAATTCAAGCATCAGGTTTCGAAAAGGAGGTTCAAGTAATATATTAAGAGCCAGAGATGTTGAATGTCCAGAATCTGATATTTATTTACCAAATAAGCCAGGTAATCTAGGTGTGTCTGTAAACAACATACCTTTCGATGCCTCGGGAAATGTAAATCTGATTACTACAACAGCGCCATTACACGCAACAGATACAGGAAGAGTTGGAGAAATTAGAGTAACACCGCAGTATTTATATGTATGTATAGCGACTAATGTTTGGGTCAGAGTAGCCGTTAGTTCGTTTGATGAAATTTATGGTTAAAAATATAAACATGAAAAATTTATTTTCTAAAAACTGGGCATTTATTGGCTGGTTGCTTGCGGTGCTTTTAGACAAAAGCACAGGATTTGTAGCACATTTTGTTTCCGATGCTTTTTGGCAAAACTTCATTTACATGATGGGAACTGGAATATTAGGTTATTTCTGGACCTCGAAATATAATGTCGCAATTGCAAAAAAGAGATTGCGAAAGTAGCCACTTCAAAGGAGGATTGAAGTAAAAAAAGTCCTCCAACATTTAAAAAAAACTCTCACATCTTTATAAATAGCATAAGCCACGGCGTTGGAGGACAATAAGTCTTCTAATGCTGTGGCTTTCGTATGTTTTATATTGATGTGAGAGGTGCAAAATATACAATCATTACATCATCAATCAAAAAATCGAATGAAATTAAAATCGAAAAATTTTACAAAGGCACCCTTGCCGTTTATGGGACAAAAACGAAATTTTATCAAGCAATTTAAACCTGCTTTAAACAAGTATTCAGAGTCAGCAACTTATGTAGATTTGTTCGGCGGCAGCGGTTTGTTATCGCACACAGTCAAATCGATTTATCCTGGTGCAAAAGTAGTGTATAATGATTTTGATAATTATAAAATTAGACTCGAAAACATCGGTAAGACTAATCAACTTATTGCCGATTTGAGAGTTATTCTAAACGATAGCCCAAAGGATAAAATCATTTTAGGAGAATTTAGATCTAAAGTTTTGGAACGTGTTTTGTTGGAAGAAAATAGCGGTTATGTCGATTATATTACGCTATCGAGTTCCATCTTGTTTAGTATGAAATATGCTTTATCGTTTGAAGCATTGCAAAAAGAAACGTTGTATAATAATATGCGACAATCTGAATATACTGCAGACGGTTATCTTGACGGTTTGGAAGTCGTAAGCCTTTGTTATAAAGAATTGTTTGCAAAGTACAAGGACTTACCTAACGTGGTTTTTCTTGTAGATCCTCCGTATTTATCGACTGAATCGGGAACATATAAAAGTTTTTGGAAGCTTCGAGATTATTTAGATGTGCTCCAGGTTCTCGACGGCACGAAATATTTTTATTTCACATCCAAAAAATCGTCTATCATCGAGTTGTGCGAGTGGATAGAAACGAAAATGCCCATGAGCAACCCATTTACAGGCGCATCGCTCGAAACAATGAACGCCACGGTTACTTATCAGTCTAGCTATACTGACATAATGCTTTACAAATATGAATAA